AAGAACTTTCTCTCTGCTATTCCCTTATGAAGGTATTCAGGATGTTTATCTTCATTCTTGAGTTCTCCTTTGATAACAAGAATATCATCTTTCAATTCGATAGTAAGGTCATCCTTGGAAAAACCAGCAATAGCCATTTCTATCTGATATCCAGTATCTATTTTGATTAAATCATGAGGAGGGTAGGTAGGAAGAACTCCTCTCATACGCTCTAAATGACTGAACATTCTATCAAAACCTATAGAGTGACGGAAGAAACTATCCCACACATAAGGCGGGGTATCTTTAAAGTGTTGTAAAAGCATAATAAAATCCTTTCTTTTTCTTAGACAAGGAATAGGGAAAGCCGCATTAGCCTGCTTTCTCCTATTGAGGGTAGTATTATCTCATATTTTGAAGGACTTGTCAAGAAAAAAATTATACTCCGCAAGTTCCCCCAGCCCCTGAGATGGTGCATATATCATGGGCCTGTATGTTGTCTTCAAATTCTTCTCCTAATTTAGAGATAGCTTCCTCGTAAGGAACAGGGGTAAGCGGTTGTCCTCCTCTGCAGCCGTCAGGGAAACAGGTAAAGCCCCTTAATCTATGAGCATACTTTGCCAACGTATGAGCAAAAGTTTCTACCCCTTCTTCATTGTTATGTTTCGTTCCCCATTCAGGTAAGTTAATAGTACTGGAAATAGACATGTCTACATATTCCTGTACATTTGCCTGAAACTTCATCCGTCTTTCATAATCAGTTGCAAGGTCCAGAGCTGACTCAATTTTATCTGGTGATGTGCCATAAATTTCTATCATCTCCTGTGCGGTGCTGTCAACGACATACTGGTAATGCCAGCGACGGTTCTTCATATACCTTCTCTTATAAGCTACTGCAAAGATAGGTTCGATACCTGTAGAGGTTCCTCCCAGGATGCCTATGGTCCCTGTAGGAGCTATAGCACGTACTGCTACCGGACAAGAGACAGCATTGAACTTAGAAAACTCTGTTGCAGTTTTATCTGACTGAGCTTCATATACTTTTAACCATCTATGTAATTCAGGAGTAGTATTATATTTTAGTCCACGCTGAAGCAACCACTCATGGAGGCCCATAAGACCTAAGCCCAAGCGTCTGTTCTTAGTACGTACCATTACTATCTTATCATAAGGAAGGTCTGCTCTGAGTGTGCCACAAATAAGAAACTTGGTAGCCAGTTCTACAACTTCTCGCAGTTGGTTAATGTCACCGATACGAGCAAAGTTCAGGCTTCCTAGATTGCATACGTCTGAATCATCTTCGGATGTAACTTCGGTGCAGGCATTTCTTAATGTTTCGTTTTCTTGTGAAAAGAAGTTAAAAGAAAATCCTGGTTCTGCTGTCGATAAAGCTTGTCGCACATTCTGTAAAAAGATATCGCCTACCTCATTTGTCTGCCAGTAGTTAAGCAGCCAATCCGTATCGTAATTCAAAGAGATATTGGTCATGTCCAGAGGAGCAGGAAAATCAAAATCAGCTTGCTTCACATCAAACAATGTTTGCCCTGTGTTTCCTACAGGCATATCATTCCAGTTTTTGATAGTGAGAAACTTACTTGCATCAGAATGCTTCCAGTTAAGAGAGGCGTAGATAGCTGACCTACGTGAGCCGCCCTGCATCACGCGTCGTCCTATCTCGTTAATCATCATCATCTTAGGAATGGGACCAGAAGCAATTCCTCCTGTTCCCTTCAAGCTCTGTCCTTCAGAGCGGTAGACAGAATAATCTATACCAATGCCACCACCTGTCATGAGACAGCTTTCTGATTTCCAACTCAGGTTGGCCCAGTCTTCTCTTGTATCTTCTTCTGCTTTCAACAGATAACAATTGTTAAAGAACTTCTTTTCTCTGCCTGCGTAATATAGGTAGCGTCCACCGGGAATGAATCGTAGATTAGAAATGTGGTCAATCAACGATTCCTTTTCATCCTTACTCATGGTTTCTCTACATACATCATTAACTAATGTGCAGGCTAACTCATGAAAAGTTTCTGCACCTTCATGAGAATATTTTGTATAAAATATATCTTCTGAAAACTTTGAACGAAACTGTGGATTTCTACTTGATTTAAACATTCTCTCCCCCATACTCTAGCTCTATACACAAGTCAATATAGTGTCGGGCCTTTAACAAATCATTCAACCCTTCTCCTTTAACACGATGTCTTGTGACATACTTGATAACGTTGCCTTCACAAAAATTCAGATTGTTAGCCATGATATATTCAGTAGGTTGTATTTTACATTCCTTATAGTGAACACCTCCTACCTGTTCTTGTAAAGCTTTTCTTTTTCCCATATTCTCCTATATCCTATCTGTTTGTAACACCTGGTTAATTCTATGTCGAATAAAAGTTTTCTCTTTGGAATGAATAACCTTGTAAGCAAAGTTTCGTACATAAATAGAATCAAGATTAGCCATGTCACATATCTCTATAAAGTTTGTTGCTGTCACACCGATAGACGCAGCAAACCAACTGATGGCTCGTTCTCTGTGGCTGATAGCGTGTGATGATTCGTCACTACGCGTAGGCTTTGTTGCGTCTAATAATGCCTGAAGGATAACAGCCAAAAAGAGAGAGCGTTCAGGAGAATCATTATAATGATATTCCTGCAGGATATTTAACAAATCTAATTTTAATTTATTCATGTGCTCTGTGTAAATTAACAAAGTATTCTGCATCTACAACCACTAACGGGTTTCTTCGGTTCTTCTTTATCACTACCAGAGGTTCAAACTTCCCTGAGTTAGTTTCTGCCTGTTCATATGCAGACCATACATTAAGTTTCTCTTGATTCTTACACTCGACAGAGTAAGGGAACAAGTGACGAGCGGCATTTGCCATCATGATGTCCTCACCTCCTGCTCCCATACTTCTGCTTTCCAAGTCAGCTTCGTCTATTTGGAGAGTCGTTATCAACAGCTCTCTAAACCACTGCTGTAGCCTCCTTCCTTTACTCTTTGCACTTTGAGTTTTCATATTTCAGGAACATTAGGTTCTCTTGCAACGTAAGTTAGAAACCGTGGGCCATTGGCATACTGAAAAGTACGAAGACCTCTCCCACCATTGGCATCCTGCCAACATCCTATTTTATAAGGACAGAAAACACATCCAATAGCAAGCTTACGGTTTCCTGAAGAGCCTTCGGGTACATCAGGATAACAACGAGGAGGTGGTTCATCAGATTTTAGATAACTTCTAATATCAGTTATCTTTTGAGAAGCATTTTCCATTTCCATTTCATGGAGAAAAGTTAATGCTAGTGTACCTCGTTGCTTGTCGATAGCTAAGAAGGCCGCCTCGTCATCTCCTTCTGCTTGAGCATAGGCAGAGAGTTGGCCTATGTATCCGAATGGGTCATCTGATGCCAGACTTCCATTCTCAAACTTTTTGAAGGCATGAGAGGAGGCACTCTTGATATCTACTGTCACACCGTCAATGCGACAATCCTTGTGACCTACAACACCATTAAGAGTTACTTTCTTTTGTTCCTCTTCAACTTTGTGACCTGCCATCGTAGTTAAAAACAAAAGTAATTCTTCCAGAATATTCCCATAAAGAAACTTAATCTGTGTGGCCCCAGAAGGGTCACCTATCTCCTCATAACCTTTGATACTGTACCACAACTGTCGGGCAGGTTTACCTACTTGTGATAAGCGCAGGCTATTCTTTCTTTCCTGATTCCTTTCATGATATACTCTATCCAAGACATGCTGCTTAACTTTCTGAGCGAACTCTTCAGCAGCTTTCTGAACAGCTTTGGTTGGTTTTTTTGTTGGGGGTTTATCAATAAATATCTTATAGATATCATTGACAATGGTATATATTTCTTTCATGAGAAACGGGGGCTGACAGTAGAGTAGGCCAGCCCCCTTACTCAGCTAGTTAGAGGGGAATGGGATTTCGTCGTCATTGACGAAACCACCAGGTACTACATCCAACTCATCGTCGGCGGGAGGAGTAAATTCCTTACGCTCTATAACTTGGATAGTTTTCATGGTCATATTCTTTCCACCATGCTTACTAGGCCAAGCATCAAACGCAACATTTACTTGTGAACCATTACCTAACCACCCATTTGAATCAGGATGTAATTCATTTTTATCCGCATCAATAAAACGAGGTGCTTTATTGGGAGTCCCATCTTCTCTTTCTACCTTAGTAGAAAAAGTTACAAAGTCTCCGCGAACATCCGAAGGGTCAGCTCCTTTAGTTCCTGTTCCTTCGGCCTTGTTTTTTACCTTGTGGGACAATTCAGAGGCTTCCAGCACCTTGAGTGCCTTATCATCAAGATTACCAACATCTATACTCCATTTTAAAGACTCACTTTGGTTGCCCATAAAACGTTCTGGTACTACAGTTTTATTCCAATATACAGTTCCGCTAATTACAGCCATGTTGTCTGGCTCCTTTCATTTCTATTCAGTATAAACGAAGTATGACATACTCCTAAAGCTATGTCAAGAACTTTTTCAAAAACCACGTTCAATACACTCATCGTGTATCTGTCGCCACTTCATGCCCTTACTATATTGTGCTGCTTCAGAGATATTCAAATCTTCCTGAAGAATCTGATGAATTCCCAATCGTTTTATTCTCTTTCCTAACTTGGTGAACTTCTTGTTCTCTTCAGCAACCATAGCAAAGTATATCGTGGTCATTGTATTCCAGAATAGTTCCCTATCCTCCTCTTCTAGGTCTTGAGATAAATCTTCAATGTAACTTACTACATTTACATAACATTTGATAGATGTCTTCTCATATATCTGTATAAACTTATCATAAATTACATCTTCTCCATACTTGTCAGCTAATTCTTTCAGCGATGTGAAGTAAGATTTGTCATGAGGTGCTTGTGCCTTCCCGTCCTTCTTCAGATAAACACACCAGCTATCAAACTTCCCCTTAGAGAAGTATATCTGAGTGCCTAAAGGAGAAGTGCAGGAACGTATCTCAATCAATGTGTTTGCGCCCATGTCTCACCTACTTTGAATTCACTGTCAAGTGGACAGTTAAGTTGTAGTATATTTTGGGCCTCCTTTATTGCTTCGTTGGTTAACTTGCCAAACTCAGCAGCATCATTCTTTTGTACTTCAAATTGGTACTCATCGTGAACGGATGCTACGAGCTTGGCCTCCACACCGGAGCGATATATCTTCTTCATTAGACGTACGAGCCACACTTTGCAGATAATAGCTCCAGCACCCTGTATAAGCAGGTTCAGAGAGGCGTGTGGGCTTCTTACCATCAACAGCCTACCATCCAGCCCTTTAATCTTTCCCTGCTCTCCAGCTTCCTGTACTTGACTTCTGATACGGCGTAGATTAGGAACGTTGTCCAGAAATCTGTCTATCAGTTGCTGTCCTGTCTCTGCATTACCCTGAACTATCTTGCCTATCTTAGATGCACCCGCCCCATAGAGGAAGGCATAGATAAACGTCTTGGCTAGGTCACGAGTAGGCAACCCTGCCATCCTCTGATTGGCGCTATGGATGTCACCTTCAATCACTTCCTTAGTGAAGCCAGGGTCATTGATATAGTGAGCCAATGCTCTTAGCTCCAGGCCACTGGCGTCTGTTCCTACCAAACAATGAGTCAAAGGATTGCTGACAGTCCAGCAAGTTCGACACTCCGTTCCATAAGGAGAATAACTGGCAGGAATCTGAGCCATGTTGGGAGAACTATGTGCCATACGGGACGTAATGGTTTTCAAAGTCATTACTGTACCATGCACCCGTCCATCCACACAGGCTTCCAGCCATGAACGTATCTGAGATACTCTCTTCTGCAACAACAGGTAGTGACTAATCTGCTTGGCTTCCGGTAAATCTATCCCAGATAGAATCTTCTCGTCTACAATAATGTTTCCTTTCTCCGTTCTTTGTGTGGGTTTCCATCCCAGTTTCATCAAACGTGCTGCAATCTGCTGGCGAGAAGCTGGATTAAAGATTTCTACTTTCTCTTTTAATTTCTTTCCTGTCTTCTCTGATATCCTTTCATGCACCAGAGGTTCAAAGATTTCTTGTAGACTATTCTCTATCTGGCCAGCTTCATCTTCTAGGTTGCCCATCAAGGCAGTCGTATAGGGAACATCCAGTGCAAAGCCTGTCTCTTCCTGCTGGTCAAGGATAGCTCGTATATCATGCTCCAAACGAACGGACTTAGGTGAGAAGTCTTGACCTTCTTTCTCCAGTTCGTGCATCAGCTTCCCTGTAATCTTTACGTCCTGATTACAGTAACGAACCATCTCTCCACTGAACTCATGGAAATCAGTGTGCTCCCCTTTAGGCATTCCCAAGCGTTCCCCCCATGCGGCAAGCGAATGTCCCGCAGGTCGAATAGGGTTGTACAATTGAGATAGGATAAGAGTATCGACAACATCGGATACTTTTATCTTTGTGCCTACCAACTTGTTTAGTACAGGAGCATCAAAAGATACACCGTTATGCATAATAAACTGGTCAACTGACCTCGCCCACGCTGGGAAGAGATAGAAACATTCGTCCTGTTTGAAGCTCATCGTCCGCCCGTTGTTGAAATCCTGCGCTACTATGCTCA